CAAGGGGTCGATCTTCGCCGTGCCGCTAGCTTGCTTGGTAATCAGGATGGCATTGCCACGGGGCTCGGCTCGGGCATTGCCAACACACCAGGACATCATGCGAGAGCCGTCGTGAACCAAAACCCCCTCAGCGAGCTTGCGCTCCGCGGTTTTGATTGCGCCACCCAGCTTCCAGCCTTGGCTGATGCCGATGATCTTTTCCTTGTCGATGCCAGCAGATTCAAGAGCGTCCAACACACCGCCAATGCCTCCAGGGTCAATTCCGACCATGTCCAGCAACCCCGCCTCATCCACCTGGGAAACATAAGAGGCCATCTCATCGACGTCTTCACCAATCTTCTTAACCAGGGTCAAGCTGCCATCGCGAGCGAAGTCCTGCAAAGCCGAGGCGATTTCTTTACGGCGTTCCAGTACTGACGGGTGAGCCCAGGCGTGCATCCAAGCCAACCACTCACCAGTTGAGCGATCTCTGCCGGTTAAGGACAAACCCAGAAGATCGTCCAGGCCGCCGCCATCGATGCCGGCCGTGATCACCTCGCTTCGCTTAATAATCTCCTCAAGCGTTAGCCCGGAGTGGGCTTGCTGCAGCCAAAAGTCAGCGCCGGCCCAGCGGTCCATCCGCAGCGCCAGGCCGATCTCCACATTGAGGTGCTTGGCCAGGATCTGCTGGAAGGTGCCGTCGGTCTTGTGCGAGTTTTTGCGGAGCTGATCCTCCAGCCATTCGCCACTGACAGATCGGCCCAGGTTTGGATTGGTGATGTGGAAGTTTTCGGGCTTCAGATAGCCCTTGGCCTTCAAGATGTGATCCGGGAACTCGTACAGCACGCCCAACGAACGGCGATCCGTTATTTTCCCGTCCCGCACATCCCGAAAGTACTGCAGCTTGTCGCGAAACACGCCCGCCGGCGGCTCGTCGCTCTGGGTAGTCAGAATGATGACCCAGCCTTCTTCGCGCGAGATCTGCCCGCCGAGCGCTTCAATAAACATCGCCTCAGCGTTGGCACGCTTACCGAACAACCAGTGCTCATCGATCAAGATGCGGCCTGACTTCTTACCGGATACGGTGTCGGTGTCCGCTGCCACCACCTTCATGGATGCGCGCGTCACCCGATGGGTGATGGTGCGTAGGTGGTCTTGAACGTGGAAGAGGGCGGACAGCTCTTCATCCGCCCGCACCATGCCCGCCGCGGGCTTGAACGAGTTGTCGGCAACCTCCTTGGTTGGCGCCAGAATCAAGTGCTCTTCATCCGTTCGCCAGCACAGAATGACTGCCGTCAGCATGATGCCGGCGGCGATGGTCGACTTCGTGTTCTTCTTGCTGATCAGCAAAAAGAACTCGCGGATCAACTGCTTTCCGGTCTCGGCATCGTAGGCGCCGAAGATGGCGGATACGAAGTCGAATACCCACTGGTCCGAGCATTCTCCAAAAGTCGGCTGGCCCGGCAGGTCCACCACCTTCAGTGCCTTGAATATCTCCAGCGCCTGCGCGGCAGTGTCCGGGAAAATCGGTGGCGGAATAATGGACTGCCGGTTGGTCAGCCGATCCGCCCAGTCCGGGCAGCTGGTTGTCCATTCGGGTGCACCCATCATTTACCTACGATCTTCAAGGGAGGTGGTGGCGGCGCCGAGAACCGGCCGCCTACTTTCTGGGCGGCGTCTTGCTTCTCTTCCTTCTTGCCGCCTTCACCCAGCTTCTTATGCGTGAAAGGCAGCATCGCCTTGGCCGCATCGATGCGCAGCCGTGGATCCAACTCGGGGTCGTTCATGGCAGCCTTCAGGAATACCAGCGGGTCGCTGTGCTGTAGAGCCTTACCAAGGTCGAACGATGGAGCGGATGGAGGTGGCGAACCGTTTTCTACTGCTTTGCGGTGTTTCGCAAGGTATTCGACGACATCCGGGTCTTTAACAAGACGCGACCCTGCTGCCGACGCCGTTTTTTCGCTGTATCCCGCAGCGATTGCCGCGTCCTTATTGGATTTGCCGGCTAACACGGCATCCGCGAACGCCCGTTTGCGTGGTGTTAAAGCCATTAACAAAATCCGTAGAAGGGGGAAATAATCTGCGCGTGGAAATACAGCCGGTCTAGGGGGCAGGCCTTACAGAGATTTCCTACCCCCCTGGGGTGACTCGATGAACTGCCAGCGGCGCCCTTGCAGGATCTGACTTGGGTAGTAGCGGCTAACTCCATAACGCTGAGCCACTTCACGATCACTTTCCCCAGCCTTCAGCCGACGGATAATGTCGTGGACATTACCCAAAGTTAACTTTCGGTGTCTCGAGAGCAAGCCAGGTCCCAAGGTTCCATGCCTGATTGCGTCTTTGGCGTTGTCCCGAGACGTTCCCCAGCATAAGTTTTCAGCGCGGCAATCAGACCGAATGCCGTTTAAATGCCTAACTTGATCTTGAGGCAACAAGGGGCAGCCATGGAAAGCTAGGCAAACCAATCGATGTACCGACTGTTTCCCCCTGATCTTCCTGCCATTTACATATCTATTTACAGTCACATGTGGATATCCATCCACGAGCCTTTGCTTCAAGCACTTTGTCTTGCCAGGTCCAGTTATTTGGCCATCGCTTGTTGCTCTATATCCGTCGAATCCAGGTATCGGCATGCTCATCTCGCGCGCTCCTGCTTCTGCTTCTCGCTGCTATGGCAGGGCGTGCACAGCGCCTGCCAATTGGTCTTGTCCCAGAACTTAGCCTGGTCGCCTTGGTGTGGTTCGATGTGGTCGACCACCGTTGCCGGCTCCACCATCCCGCGCGCTTGGCACATCACACACAGCGGATGACTACGCAGGTATCCCTCCCGCGCCTTCTGCCAGCGGTATCCATACCCGCGTTGCGCACTGGTCATTTCGCTGGTGCGCCAGCTGCCGGCTTGCATCGTTTGCACGCGGGCGGTGTTCAGCGAGCCAATTCGGTTGCCCAGGGTCTTTAGCTTGGGCATTAGTCGCTGACCAGTATGCGCTTGGCCTCAAGCCAGTTCTCCGCGTCACAGCGATCCAGCTCAACAAAGCCGCTATGAATGTGATCATCAATCAGGCGGCGCTTGCCGTCGGTTTGCAGATACCAGGTGCGCATGGCACATACCTCTTTAATGGAAGATGCCATCCGGCTAATATTGGGCAGCGTAATTCTTGAGGGGAATATGGATGGCTGACTTGATCAAGCTGCTTCTGCGAATCTCCGCGGCAGCAGCCGTTATGCTTCTGGTTGTCTTGCTGTATAAGTGGGACGACATATCACAATCGCTCGACAGGAAATATGACTGCGCAAGCCGAGGCTACTTTCCAGAAAAATGCCCGCCGTCCGAGAGCAATGTCCCAGAGCGGGGGTCTCGATGATGTAGGCTGAATGGGGTCTGAAACGCAAAAAGCCCGAACTCTGGACGTAGTTCGGGCTGCTGCAAATATAGTAGTTTTGTACCATCAGGCTGTCAAGCGTTCGGAGTACAGTAGGTGCTTCAGGGCTATGGAGTGAGGCTCCTCCAGGTTGCTGTAAGCCTTATGCATCAAGACTTCCAGCAATTGCACAACTTGTCTCTCGTATCGATTCGCGGTCTTAAAATTTATTTTGTGTCTGTCCCCAACCTCTCGGCAGCCTGGCCCTTCACCGGTTGCCCATTTGCGAATGAGGTCGAGGTCCGTTTTGAAGCCGAAGCGGCAGGGCGTGTGAGTGGTCAGATAGACCATCTCGGTTTCCCGCTGGACGTGGAGAGCCCACAGCACGGCGCGCTGGTCCGGCGGTAGCCGGTTGATCTTGGCCATCACCATCGCGCTTTGCGCCTTCAGGTCGCAGGGCGTCAATCCCTCGAACGCGGGCGCAGTGTCTTCTCCAAACCTTTGCACCTTCACCATGCTGACGGTTTCGATCTGGAACGCCCAGCCGACCAGTGCGCGAATAGTGGAAAACTGCATATCAACCCCTATACATTCTTGTTAGAACTCTTCGACGGACCAGCCACCACCGTCTTTCTTTGCCCTTACCTGCACCGCGATAAACCGGAACGGGTACTGGTCGGCGGCGATTTTGATCTTGGCCCGCGCATCGTCCTGCCAGTAGCCCTTGACCTCGTGCATCTCAATCTGGCCATTGGCGAGCATAACGGCGAAGTCCGGCGTGTAGAACGTGCTGTCAGCCAGTCGCAGCTTGACGCCCTCGAACTTGAACCAAGCAACCTCGCCGGCGAAGCGCCGCCGATCCAAGGCCTGGGCGTAGGCCGCTTCGGTCTTGTTCATCACACCAGCGGGGAGACGGCCAAGTGCCTGCACGCGTGCTTTACTGCTGGGCTGTTTCTTGAAGTTCAGCATCATTTCCCCTTGGCCTTGTCAGCGGCGTGCTGCTCGCAGGTGTTCTTGAAATCGTCGCTCGGGCCGGCGCCTACGGCCAACATGACGCCATTCGGTGCGAAGGCGCGATAGACCGCGCCGGCAGCTGACTCATTACCCAGGCGCTCGATTCGGTAGCCGTTCCATTCGAGGGTGCCTTCGTCCGTCCTGATCCACTCGCTCACTTTGCAATCTCCTTTAGCTTGGCCTTGTCGATCACCACCACACCAGCCAACACCAGCAGCTCCAGCGTCTGGACGATGGCGCGGTCCATCTCGCGGCGGCGGTGCTCCAGCGTCCAGCGGTTGCCGTTGTCGATCGAGCCGTGGCAGTGGATGCATAGAGCGGCGGTCAGGCAGTCGGGGTTCTTCAGCCCCATGCCTTTGCCTTCGTTACGGTGAGCGACCTGAACGGCTCCGGTACTGCCGCAGCGCACGCACTTGCGGATAGTGCCGACGGCGGCCAGCCAGTCCTTGTTTTCGCGGAAGTCCTGGCGCCGGCCAGTGCAGAGCGGATCAAAGCCAGGGCGCGGGACGATTTTGGAGGGGCGGGCGGTCGGGCTGCTCATTCGTCAAACCCTCCGCGGCGCATCGGTCGTCCTATCGTGGGCTCTGGCATCCAGCCGGTCTGCAGGTTGGTCATCCGGACAAATTCACCCTGCCAGCCGAGGCGCACAGGCTTGGACTCACCTTGCCGCAGCTTGCCGATGATCACCTCCACCGTCCCGCGGTCGGGGCTGTCTGGCGTGTAGTACTCGTCGCGGTAGGGGAACAGGACCACATCGGCGTCTTGCTCGATGGCGCCGGAGTCCCGCAGGTCTGACATCAGTGGCCGCTTGTTGGCGCGCGCCTCCACAGAGCGGGACAACTGGCTCAAGGCGATGACCGGGCACCCCATCTCTTTGGCCAAGGCCTTCAGCGCGCCGGAGATGTAGCCAATCTCGTAGTTGCGGTTGTCGCCGGAGCCGTGATTCGGGCCACGCATCAGTTGCATGTAGTCAATCACGATTGCAGAAGGGCGGCCGTGCTTGCGCGCCAGTTGCCGGCTCTTGTTCCGGATCTGCTCCGGGGAGAGCTGGGGGCGGAAGTCGATGTGCATCTTGAGCGATTGGGCCACGCCGGCGAAGTAGGTCATCTTCTGCCAGTCGTCATCACGCAGACGACCAGAGCGGATGCGATCAAGCGGGATGCCGGCGATGCTGGCCACCTGGCGGTCGCCAAGCTGCGTTTCGCTCATCTCCATGCTGTACACGTGGACCGGGCCTACGTGGCGCGCCACATGCTCGGCGATGTTCATGCCCATAATGGTTTTGCCCATGCCGGGCCGGCCGGCGACGATGATCAGGTCGCCCGGCTGCAAGCATCCGAGGCGCGCGTCCAGATCAGCGAAGCCAGTGGGCACACCCTCCATCTGGCCTTCTGGCATGGAGTAGCGGCGGTCGATGTTGGCGACGCTCCGGCGGGCCAGCTCTACCGCATCCAGGGTCTTGTCCTCGGCTCCACGGTCTGCGGTCAGCTCCTCCAGGGCGCCGGCGGCGCGGTCCACCAGATCGGATGACTTCTCTCCGCGGGGGCGCTGCAGCTGCTCCACCAGGTCGCCGGTGATGTGGATGGCGTTCCGGGCGATGGCCTTGTCCAGCAGGATGCCGGCGTAGCGGCGGATGTTAGCCGCCGATGGGGTGTGCTGCACCATGGTCGCCAGGTAGGCCACGCCTCCGACAGATTCCAGTTTCCCCTGGGCCTTCAGCGCTTCGCTGACGGTCACAACGTCCGCCGGCTTGCCGTCGTTCAGCATGCCAAACAGGGCCTGGGCGATGGCGCGGTGCGTCGGGTCGAAAAACTGCTCAGGGCTGAGGGCGTCGCTCACCTTGTCCCACGCCAGGTTGTCCAGCAGCAGGCCGCCCAGCACCGACTGCTCCGCCTCGGCGTTGTGCAGTTGGATGAACTCCAGTTCGTCGCGCATCAGTTTGCCCCTTTGCGTTCTGCGGCCTGGGCGGCATTGCTCGCCTGCAGGCCGGCCGTGGTCAGTTCGCACGAGCCGTCGGCTTTCAGGAACCACAGCTTGTACCAGTTGCGGCGCACCGCATCACGGAAGTGGGCGCGCCAGTCGGTGTACTGCTTGCTGCTGGACTTGCCGGTGTACGTCGTGCGGAATTCGATCCAAGCCAAGCGCAGGAAGCCACGGTCGATGCCGGCCTCCTCGGCGTAGGTGAACACCGCGTCGTCTTCAGGGATCAGCGGGGCGCCTGCGGCCTTGGTTTCGTCCCGCCACTGGGCGAAGGTGCGCTTCACGCCCTTGGTCCTGGGTTTGCGCGCCGGCTTGGCAGGTTCGGCAGCCTGATCGCCAAGGGGGGATACAGGGGGGAATGTAGTTGTGTTTTGGAGTTGTTTATTGTGTGTATCGTTTTGATACGCTCCAGCGTATTGATTCGATACGCTCGTATCGGCTTTCGTATTGTTTTGATACGTCTCCAAAGTCCACCCCGCCGGAGGGTTTACCGACACCAGCGAGCCATGACGTCCCTTGCGCGCACTGATGATGTTCATGTCCAGTAGCTGCTGGAACGCAACACTGGCATTGGAGCGTTGCAGGCCGGCCACGTCAGCCAATTGGGTGATGGTGCAGTCGTCCTCCTCCTTGCCGTAGCCCAGCGTCTTGCGGACAACGGCCAGGGCCAGTTTGAGCTGGCGCGCGGTCAGATCGGCAGAGAGCAGGGCATCCATCAGTTCGTTCGGAATGGCCACAAAACCCCCTTGATGGCGATCCGTCTCAACAACGGAGACTTCGGGGCGGCGCGTGGCTAGGTTTATCACCTTTTCTGCGGCGCTCATGCCTACCTCCGCACGCGCTGGATCATCGCCATCGACACAGAAACCAAATCCCACAGCGCTTTCTCGATCCGCTTGGCCTCCGCGGGGCTGATGCGCTCACCCCATTCGGATTCGGGGTGCTCAGCCTCCGAAACCTCCCGAGCGACGTCGCCGCATTCGGTCGTCAGCCGGCAGCATTCACGCGACAGCTCTTTGAGCGTCATCTCCGCGTCAGGCAAGGCCACAGTCACGCGGTTGCAGAGCGCGGCCAGGGCGTCGGCAATCGCGGGGTCTTGTGTACGGTCGGTGATCTCCGCAGCCTCTTCCAGCGTCAGCTGGTTGGTTTCGCAGTTGGGGTTCAGCTTGTTGGCGAGAATGGTCGGGCTCTTGTGCATGACCATGGCCAGACCTGCGATGCCGTTGTGGTGACCCTTGGCGATGGATTGGGCGGCGGCGGTGGTGTGGGTGTAACGATTGCTCATGACTGACGGTTCCTTCTCATGCTGTATGCATCTATGTGCGATGCAATACTTTGATCAAGGTGTTGATGGCCGAGTGGAGACAGCAAGGAGATCCTGTCTCGCGACCTGCCCACCTGTTGCTTTTTCGATTGCTGCCGAATAGCTCGTCTCTCCGGTCCAGTCGGTGCGAGGAAGTCGGTTCTTCCTTTCCCACTTTCTGACCGCCTGATACGAAACGCCGCAAGCTTGTGCAATGGCCTGCAATCCGACGATTTCAATCGCTTGGGAGATGAGGTTCTGTGTCATGCAGCAGATATTAGTACCAAAAGTTACCTTGATGCAAGAAAGAAAGGGACTGATAGTTACAGAACTATCAGTTACATTCCCTTTCATGGAAGATAAACAAGAGTTGCTGAGAGCTTTCGCTGAGCGCGTGAACCTGATCTGTGATCGTCTAGGCATACCGCCGGCGGGGAAAAACCGTCAGGCTGAGCTTGGAAATAGGTTCGGCGTCAGCCAGAAGGCCGCTAGGAAGTGGCTGGTGGGAGAAGGCTTTCCGGATACGGCGATTTCAATCAAGATGGCTGTTGATGCCAGGGTAAGTTATGACTGGCTAATGACCGGTCGTTTACCAATGGAAGTTGCTGATTACTCTAGCCAAGCTGGAAGCGAAGATGGGCTACCTGTGCGGCGGGTCGTTTTCCCTGGTGATGGCAGCGATCCGATTGGGGTATACGGGAAAGACCTTGAGGAATTGAAA